CCCGGCGGCGCAGGCCTCCGGCTCGTACGCGATCCTCGCCGAGGCCCTCGCCCTCAAGCCCCCCGACGTCCCCCTCCTCCTGGCGATGGCCGACGTCGTCCGCAAGAAGTCGCTCGAGCGTGCGCAGGACATGCTGCGCCGCGAGATGGGGCGGCTCGCCTCCGACGTCGGCACTCGGAACGGCAAGTTCGGGGACGTCGCGGGCCGGCTGCTCGAGCAATACGCCAACCAGGGGCCCGAGGCGCAGCCCGAGGGGGTCACCCTCAAGCCCTGGCCCGCACCGGCCGAGGAGGCCGCGTTCCACGGCGTGGCGGGCCGGATCATCCACGAGCTAGATCCCGTCACCGAGGCCGACCCGATGGCGATCCTGGCCCAGTTCCTCACGATCGTGGGGAACATGTTCGGCCGGGGCCCGTGCTGGTATCACGAGTCGACCCGGCACGCCACGAACCTGTTCACGGTGATCGTCGGCCCCTCGAGCACCGGCCGCAAGGGGACCGGGCTCAACAACGCCCTCCGCGTGATCGACCTCTGCGACGAGACTTGGGAGGAGCGCACGGGGCTGATCAGCGGGGAGGGCCTGGTGCACGCGGTGCGCGACGCGCCCGACCCGGAGGAGGCCCTCGCGTCGTCCAAGTCGCTCATCCGGACGATGCTCGACCGGGGGGCGACCGACAAGCGGGCGCTCTTCGTCGAGACCGAGATGTCGACCGTGCTGACGGCCCGGAGCCGCCAGGGCAACACGATCTCGGAGAACCTCCGCAAGGCGTTCGACGGGGTCAAGCTCGGGCTCGCCACCCGCAACAGCCCCTCCGGCGCCAGCGGCTATCACCTCAGCCTCATCGCCCACATCACGCCCGAGGAGCTGGACAAGAGGTTCTCGCGGCTCGACATGGCCAACGGGCTCGGCAACCGCATGCTCTGGGTCTGCTCGAGGCAGAGCAAGTCGCTGCCGTCCTCGGTCCAGAATCGGATGATCAACTGGGACCGGAACGGGGTCCGCGACCAGATCAAGGAGGCCATCGCGTTCGCCAAGACGACCTCCCTCGACCACGAGGGGATGCCCGAGGACGGGCGCGTGCTCCAGCGCGACTCCAGCGCGGAGCGCTACTGGGAGGAGGTCGTGCCCTTCCTCAACAACCCCGGGCCGGGCCCCGTCGGGGCGATGAAGGCGCGCGGCAAGCCGCTCGTGATGAGGCTCGCGGCGATCTATGCGGTGCTCGATTGCTGCCCCGTGATCCGGCTCGAGCACCTCCGCGCCGCCATGGCCTTCTGGGGGTATTGCGAGCGATCGGTGACCTACCTCTTCGGCGAGGAGGTCGAGGGGAAGGAGACGATCCAGGACCGCGCTTACAAGGGCGTCGTCGACGCGGGCCCGGAGGGGATGTCCCTCACCCTGTTCACGCGATCACTGTTCGCGGGCCGCTCCCAGTACTCGATCCCGGTGCTGAATCAGCTCATCCGGGACGGCCTGGTCAGGGAGCGCGTGGAGAGGACCGGTGGTCGTTCGAAGACCATGCTCGTGGCGACGACACACGGGCTCGTTGCGCTAAGCAGAAAAAGCGCGCTAAGGGTCGACGGCGATGCAAAGCCGGAATCGGAAGCGAGTTACGATGACCCCTTAGCGCAGAACCCGCTCTGCGCTAAGCCTGCGCTAAGGGTCGACCCTACCCCTTAATGCAACTTAGCGCAGAACCCGCTCTGCGCTAAGGTCTCGCCGCTCGGCATTGGGGGGCTTGAGGTTGCGTCGCGTCGTACCCTTAGCGCGCTTTTTCTGCTTAGCGCAACGCACCTCATGTTCCCCTCGGTCGGTCCCGACCCACAGTGCGCAAAAAAGCGGCCCCGGGATCATCGGCCAAGACCCCCCGGGGCCGCTTTCAACAGAGGTTGCCATCCGTGGTGACCTCTCCAATATAAGTGATCGTACGAACACTCACAAGAGGAGAAGACCCGGATGGAATTCGCCCGACCCTTTCGGTATTCGGACGAGTGGAGCGGAAGGGGATCGAACCCTCAACCTTCGCATTGCGAATCCGCCCACTGGCTTTTTATTGCAACACCACCTCGCCCTCGTCGCCGTGGCGCAGACTTCCCCGGCATCGCCATTACGCATACATCGGTTTGCGACACATGCGAACAGCCGGGAGGGATCGTCGATGGAAGCGAGGGAGTTCGGGGAGTTCACACGCGCCGTCCTCCAAATGTATTCGACGGGACGCCACGCGCGGAAGACCTACCTCCGCATGGCGCAGGTATTGAGGGAGCTGGGGGATCTGGGGGTCGCCTCGACCGCCGACCTGACGACGGCGACGATGGCCCTCTACGTGGCCTCGAAGGGGGAGGCGGCGAATCCCAACACCGTCAACGGGCTCCTCGGCTCGATCGCGGCGGCCTGCTCCTATGCGGTCGAGGAGGGGTGGCTCGACCGGCCGCCGGCGTGGCGGAGGGTGAGATTGAGGGGTTCTCCGTGCGTGCTGAATGCCCCGCGCAGCTACGGCGAGGTGTCCCAGATTCTGGGCCACCTGCACGCGCGGCGGGAATCGTCGTGGGAGGCCCTGCGGATCGCCGCGCTGGCCTGGACCGTGGCCTTGACGGGCCTGAGACTGGGCGAGGCCCTGCACGCCTGGACGGCGGACCTCGACCTGGCCGGTGTCACGCTCCGGGTCGACCCGCTCCGCCACCGGCTCAAGACGGAGGGCTCGGAGCGGACGGTGCCGATCCCCGAGCTGCTCGGCGTGGTGCTCGCGGAGTGGCTCCCGCACGCCGCGCCGGGGCCGTGGCTCTTCCCGGGCCTGCGGCGGAAAGGCCCCTGGACCGCGGGCGAGTCGGGCCGGTCCAAGGCGATCGATCACCTGCGGCGGGCGGCCTCGGAGGCGGGGATCTCGCGGATCACCTGGCACTCGCTGCGGCACTCGTTCGCGAGTTCGGCCCTGGAGCGGTGGGACGTGCCGCTCTGGATCGTGCAGCGGGTGATGGGACACAGCGACGTCCGGACCACGCAGCGTTATCTCCACACCCGATCCAGCCCGGCGATCGCCGCCGCGATGCGGTCGATCGGCTATCGCCTGCCGGCCTGAGCGCGGAGTCCCGCCACACGCATCGGCGTGTGATCCTCCCCCGCATGGCCGCCCTCCCCTCCCCCGCCGCCGCCGGGGCAGGGGGGCGCATGCGGGGTTTCCCCGACCGTCAGAGGGGAGCCCACGTGCGTAAGCGGCGGGGACTATGCCGCGATACTGGAATCACCCTCGGATTCACCCGGCCGTTTGAGCCATGCCGGCAGCGGTGGGTAGGTATAGACCTTCAGCGGCTCGGTAATCCACCGCATCACGAGCTGACCGACCGATACGCCTTCCATCGCCGCGGCGATGCGGAGCTTCCAGAGCACGATCATCGGGAGCACCATCTGGAGCTTGCCGCGCTTCGCCCGGGGCTTCCCGGCCCGGGTCGGCGCCTTCGCCCGCGCGTCCGCGGACGCGCCCAGCGGGAGCGTCTTCCCCGGGTCGGCCGGGGGGATCGGCTGATTGAGTTCCGCCATCGGCTCCCGGCCAATCCGCGTCGTCGGCTTCACGTCCGGTTTCGCTGCCATCGCCCCGCCCTCCGTGGATCATCTCGTCACGTCACTACCCTCGTATCGGCCCGGAAAGGGGGTGTCCTTTGAGCGCATCGCTTCCGCTCAGTTTCGTGCAGCCCGAGCACCTCGGATCGTGCCCGGTCTGCGGGTGCCTCATCCTGGTCGTCCAACCCGATCCGGACGAAAGTTGGACGCTGATCTGGGACCCGGGGGTGCCCGACCGGGCCGCCGTGGAGCGGCTCGTCGGGGAGGTCGCGGTGGCGCGGCAGGGGTTCGGCCTGATCCGGGGCGGCGACCATGAATGCCCGCCCGAGCAGGAGTGCCGGCTCTGGATGTAGCTGCGCGGGGAGGAGGACGGATCATTCCGGGCGTGACGGGCCTGGCGATGAGGCAGGCGAGCGCGGCGGAGTGATGTTTTCACGCCACATCCACGCCCTCGGCCGGGCCGGGCCGGGCATCGAGCCGATCGATCGACTCCGACCACCCCTGGAGCCGCACGACCAGGTCGACCAGGAGCGAGGCGTCCCGATGCAGCCCCTCGAGGAGGTCGTGCAGCTCCGGCAGCGTCGCCGGGTCGCACGACCCCCTCGCCATCGCCATTCCCCTCCGCACTGGCCGCGGCCGTCGCATGGTGTGGCTCCCTGCCTCGCTGCTCGCTCCTCGCCGAGCCGGCCCCGACCCTCCGTGGCCGGGTCATGGGCCTCGTCGCCCGGGCCGGATCTCTCACGCAGATTACCCGGACACGGATCCCCTGTCGAGTCGAGGGGGGCCGATGGGATCACGCGAGAGCGCGCTGAGCCGTGGCGACGGCGCAATGTGACGGCTCATGCCCGCCCCTGATTGCAGCCGCAATCGTCCCCCGGCAGGAGGTCCTCGAGCGGCTCGGGCCAGACGTCCGAGGGGGGATGGTCGGGGTCGGTGAGCGGCCGCCCGCACCGTGCGAGCAGCGCGCGGGCGGCGTCCTCGGTCACCTCGGCCGGCCAGCCGGCCAGGCCCGAGAGCCAGCGGCTCCGCCAGCGGAGCGCGTAGCCGGATAGACCTTCGACGCAGGCGCAGATCGGGAAAGCGTGCGGGCAGGTGCAGACTCGAAGCGCCATGTCAGGGGTCCACAACGGTCAGGGTGGCCGTCACGCCGGTCGCCCAGGGGGAGCCCTGGGCGCCGCCCAGGAAGGTCGTGGTGTAATAGATCGAGGTGCAGCCCATCGTGCCGTTGGCGGTCTGGGTCCGGTTCGGGGTGTCCGCGCAGGTCTTGCCGGTGGTCGGGCAGACGTTGCCGCTCAGGCTCGCCGTGCCGTGCCACTTGATCGTGAGGTTCCATACGTTCGTGGTGTTGTCGCCGAAGAGGTAATACCAGAGCGGCATGCTCCGCGCGCCGCAGAGGATCGTCCCCGGATAGCTCACCTGCTTGCACCCGACCCACCACTTGTTGACCGAATCATAGGTGATCGTCGTGTCGCCGTATGTGCTGTCGTGCAGTTTGAGCGTGAGCGCGAGGCACGCGCAGATCGCGGCGAAATCGGTCGTGCAGGTCGGCGGCGACGTCGGGGCCTGGACCCGCACGTCCCCCCACGCGTCCCACACCCCCTGCGCCAGCCCGACCTCGCCGACGCGCAGCGCGCGGAGGTCGCGCTCGCCACGGGCGAGCTTGCGCTCCAGGGCGAGCAAGCGGGCCTCGGCCGGGTAGATCAGATCCGGAGCCATGTCAGGTCCCCCGCTGGTCGCGGAGCTGCTGCTGGGCCGCGCGGAGCTGGGTGCGGAGGTCGCGGATGATCCGCAACAGCCGCTCGGTCTTGCGCTCGCAGGCCAGGAGCCGGGCCCAGAATGCCGCCGTCACGACTCCTCCTCACCGCCCCGCTCGGGGCTGCGCGATACGTCCAGGCCGGTGGACGCCAGGTTGTTGCCGATGCCCGTGATCCCCAGGCCCGCGAAGTCGGCCGCGGTCGGCAGGGTGAACCCGCCGTCGGGCACGCCCGCCAGCGGGCCGGCCGGGGCGAGGGCGGCGGCCTGGCCGAGGGTGTTCGATGCCTGCGCGGCCGCCTCCTGCGCCCCGCCGGCCCAGTCGGAGACCCCGAGCGTGCCTCCGGCCCCGATCGGTACGCCGACCACCGCCGGCCGCTGGAACGCGGCGCCCGAGAACGGCGCCCTCCGATTGGAGAAGCTCAGGGTCGTCGTGTAGTGGGTCGCGCCGCCCCGCTCGTTATAGCTGAGGTCCACGGCCACGATCGGGACCGCGAGCGCCTCCCACCCCGTGCTGAAGCTGTTGCCCGCGATGTCGAGGGCATGGCCGATCGTGAGCGCCGCCGAGAGCAGGCCGTGGTAGGGGATCGTGCCCTCGTACACCACGTCCTTGACGCTGTCGAGGTACTCCTGGGCCATCAGGAGCATGTTCGCGGCGTTGGACGAATCGCGCCAGTCGTTGGCGCTGATCGTCTTGGTCCGCTCGATCGAGAGGCCGGTATAGGCCGTACCCTCGTACGCGGGCGAGCCCATCGAATCGGGCGGGTAGGTCGCGGTCAGCCCCCCCTGGTGGACGGGGAGGAACGCCTGGAGGTCATCCACGGGGACCGGCGTGGTGCCGTCGGAGGAGAAGACGAGCGCCGTCGGCTTGGCGGTGAGGATCGTGCCCGAGGACGGGTCCACGCTGACGCCGATGCCCGACTGCTCGAAGGGTGCATTGCCCGAGGCCGAATAGAACACGGTCGCCTGCGGCGTCGAGACGAGCGTCGCCGAGGTGCCGTCGGAGTTGCGGTAGGCGACCGGATAGGGGAAGTAATTCGCCAGCCGGGCCGCGATATCCGTGTTGACCGCGGAGTATCGCCGATAGGTGACCGTCGCCCCGCCCGAGAGCCCGAAGAGCTGATAGGCGGTGTAGGAGGTCGCGGGCAGCGGCGGGTCGACCGTGAAGACGCTCGTGCCCCCGGCCGAGAGGCTGGCGTTGGCGGTGACGCGCACGGTCTGGATCTGGGTGTAGTCGGTGATCGACTCGTCGTGCAGGATCAGGACGCCGTGGTGGCCGCTGTCAGTCTGGTCCCAGTAATTCGCCGCCCAGCTCACCGTGTCGTCGGTGGGGTCGAGGGTCACGCTCGTGGTCGAGCTGCACGAGCAGGTCCCGAGGCTCGACTGGGCCGCGCCGGGGGCGTTGACGGTGACCGTGGGCGTGCTCGTGAATCCCGAGCCGCCGGCCGTCACGGTGAAGGCCGTCACCTTGCCCGAACTGATCGTGCTCGTGGCGGTCGCCCCCGAGCCGCCGCCGCCGGAAATGAGCACGGTCGGGGCCGAGCCGTAGGCATACCCGGAGTAGGTCACCGAGATCGCCGACACGGTCCCGGCCGAGAGAGTGGCCAGGCCGGTCGCCTGGCCGGCGGGCTGGCCCGGGTTCTGATAATCCGTCGACTTGAACAGGGTCTTCGCGTCTGCGTTCGACAATCCGTCGTGGCCGAAATCTTCCGCGAGGCCGCCATTCGCCAGCCCGCTCCCGGCCCAGGGCTTGAGGCCGAGGGTGATGGCTGCGACCTGGTCGTGGCCCCGGAGCACGCACCGCGAATAGCACCCGGACCAGTCGGCGGTGACCGTCGGCAGGCCCACCCGGGGGTCCATCGAGTCGCCGATCGTGAGCGTGATGTCGTCGGGCCAGGTCCGCGGGTCGTGGAGCCGGATCGTGCCGTCGGGGGCGACCTGGAGGAAGTGGTTCGGGTGCACCGACTGCACCGCGCCCTCGATCGCCTGGAGGATCCGCTCGCCCGTCACCGCCACCTCGAACGGGGGGATGATCGTCAGGCTCGCCAGGTCGGTCACGGTCGCCGACGGGAGCCGGCTGAGGATCACCGCCGGGGCCGAGGTGTAGCCCGAGCCCCCCGCCGAGATCGTGATCGCCGTCACGGCGCCGCCCGAGACCGTGGCCGTGGCCGCCGCCCCTGTGCCGCCGCCGCCCGAGAAGATCACCGTCGGCGCGGTCGTATAGCCCGACCCGGCCGCCGTCACGGTCGCCGCGGAGACGGTGCCCGAGGCGATCGCGGCCGAGGCCGCCGCGCCGGTGCCGGACGAGGTGTAATTGCCGATCCCGAGCGCGGTGAGCGGGGCCGAATTCTCGGCCATCTCGAGCACGGCCGCGACGATCTCGCCGATGGTCCGGCCCGTCCGCGACGGGATGCAGTCGGGGTCGTCCGCGGGCAGGTTGAACCGGACGCTATCCGTCAATGTGTTGCTGTCCGTCACGGGGACGCCCTCGGCCCACTTGCTGAGGCCGTGCGCGGTCCACTCCCGGACCCAGCCGAGCCGCGGGTCGTAGTGGGTGAGGTGCGAGCCGGTCCGGCCCGAGAAGATCAGGGTGCCGTCCTGGGTGAGGGTGACGGACTTCGCGTCCCAGGGGTCGGGGCCCGAGGTGAGCGTGCCGATCGACCGCGCGAAGGTCAGGCCCGGGTGCCCATCCTTGGCATAGGGTCGGCAGTTCAGGAGCGTGGTGCGGGTGGCGACGCGGTCGATGGTGGACCCGTCGATGACGAGGACGGCGCTCATTTACTGCGGCCCTCCGAAGTCCTGGGCGGCGTGCTGGTTCTCGCGGGCCTGCCCCTGGAGCCGGCCGCTCTGCTGGCGGAGCTGCGCGATCTGCTGGCCCTGCCGGGCCTGGAGGCCCATCACCTGCGCGAACATCGCGTTGTGGTCGGCGGCCAGGGCGATGAGGTTCTGCTGGTTCGTGCCCTGCTTCGAGGCCAGCTCGCGTGTCAGCTCGGCGGTGCCCTTCTCGGCGATGCCGGCCGCCGCCAGGTTCGACGCCTGCGCGCCGAAGCCCTGCCGCTGGAAACCCTGCGTCATCTGGGCCTGGAGCCGCTGACTCAGCACAGCGTTGGGGACCGCGTAGGGGACGCCCTGGCGCCTGAGCTGTGCCTCCTGGGCGGCGTTCCGGGCCACGGGGCCGCCGGACGCGATGATCCCCTGATTCGTGGCGGTGGCCGTCTCAAATTGCTCCTGAAAAGGCTGGGCGAACCGGGCGTTGATCTGCTTCACCTCGTCGTCGGTCGCCTTGTCCTCGGCCTTGCCGGCCTTCGTCTCGTCCTTGACGTCGGCCCTCCGCGCCGCGCCGGCCGCCTGGGTGGCGACGCGTTCGACCTGGTCCGCGTCGGCCTTCAGCCCCTTGTCGCCGAGCACCCCCTTGAGCGTCGCCGCGAACCCGGACTTGACGAACTCGAACTCGTCGGCCCCCTTCAGGCCCTTCTCCTTCGCGTCGGCCCGGAGCATGTCGGTGAGCTTCTCGACGCCGCCGGACTGCTTCAGCGCCTCGATCTCGGCCCCCGCCCTGGCCTGCATCGCCTTGTCGATCTCGCCCACTTCCTTGAGCGCCGCCTTCTCCCCTTCCTCCCCCTGCTTGTTGAGCTTCTCGACAAGCTCATCCTGCTTCTTCTTCAGCGCCGGGTCGGCCGCCTTCGCCCGCTCGGCCAGGTCGCCGAACGTGCGGCCGGTGTTGTCCGTCAGCCGCTGGAGCAGGACGCCCGCCCGCTCCTCCCCGTTCAGGAGCCCCGCGAAGAGCTTCTTCGCCTCCCCCTCGAAGTCGGACGCCCGGACGCCCCGCTCGATCGACCGGAAGATATCCGCCTGCTCGCGGGCGAACGCGGCCCGCTCCTCGGCCGTGTGCCCCTCGGCCTCGAACGCCTGGATCCGGAGCTTCCGCGCGACGTCGGCCGCCTCGACCTCCGCCTGGCCCTGCGCCTCCAGCGCGGCCGTGATGGCGTCGAGCGTCTGCTGGCCCTGGCCCTTCGTCGCCTCCTGGAACCCCTTGGCGCGGCCCTCCTGGGCCTCGTCCTTGGACTCGAGGGCCCGCTTGATCGTCGCCTGCCGCTCCTGCTGGTCGGCGATCTCCTTCTCCAGCTCCGCCGTCCTGGTCCTCAGCTCGTTGTACTTCGCGATCGACTCGGCCGTGCCCGTGCCGGCCTTCTCGAACTTCTCCAGTCCGTCCTTCGCCCGGTCCAGCTCGCGCTTCAACCCCGAGATGTCGTCGGCCGCCTTCGGGAACGGATTCCGGGTCTCCCACAGTGAGGAGATCGAGTCCCAGTTCCGATACACCGCGACGCCCGCCGTCGCCGCGATCCCCATCGCGATCCCGACCCCCCCGAGCCCAGCCAGGAGCGTCGGGATGTTGTTGGTCACGCTGTTGAGCTTGGCCCCGAGGTCGCCCGAGGTCGAGGTGAAGTCCTGGAACGCATAGCTGCCCGCGATCATCGACTGCTGGAGGTTGCCCATGCCGGCCCGGGTCGCCCCCGCCGCCGCGCCGACCTTTCCGGTGGCGCTCGCGGCCTGGCTGGCCTCGACCGTGAACGTCTCCATCGCGTTCTCGGCCGCGAAGATCGCGTTCCTTTCGTGGCCCAGCGCGATCGCCGCCCTGTCAGCCTCGGCCTGCTCGGCCGCGAGCGCGGCGTTGACCTGATGGCTCGACGCGGCCAGTGCCGCCTTCGCCTGCTGGAGTTCCCCTACCGCCTGGATCGCCTCGCGGTCGGCTCTGGCCTGATCCTCGGCCGCCTTCGCCTGCGCCGCGAGTGCAGCCCGATATTGATCGGTCAGGCTCGCCGCGCCGGCCGCCGCCGATCCGTGCTGCTTGATCGCGTCCTTTGCTACCTCGAGCACCGCCCGCTGGTCGTCGATCGCGGCCTGAAGCTTGGTCCCCTTCGCGAGGTATTCCTCGAGCCCGATCCCACCGGCCTGATACCGGGCATTGAGGTCGGCCAGCTCTTTCTCGGCTCCCGCCAGGGCCGCCTGCGCCTCCGGGAACCCCTTGGGGTCAGCCTCGAGGATTAGCCTTGCGGTTTCTTCAATACCCATCGTCGGACGTGCCCCTTGCCGGCCCGCGTCGTTGAGGTTAAGACGGATGGCCCCGTCACTTCACATCGAGGAGGATCTGACCGATGGCCTGGCTGCTCGCGCTTCTCGCCGCCTTCGTCCTGCACGGCCTGGTCGGCGGCTACATCGCCGGGGAGAAAAACCGATCCCCCGGCGAGGGATTCGTCCTTGGCTTCGCCCTCGGGCCGCTGGGCCTGCTGGTCGCGGTCCTGATGCCGACGAAGCCGGCCCCGAAGCCGAGCCGGCCGAGGGGCGCCGCGGCCACGATCAAGCGGCGCTCGGTCGAAGGCTGGCAACCGCCCCGCGACGTGATCGAGGAGCAGGACGTCCAGGCTTTCCGGTTCCTCGTCGGGGATGACCCGGGGAGGAATTGATCAGGTGAAGCTGAGCGTGACGTCGTCCGGGATCGACGGGTCATACCGATTCACCAGGCTAAGCTTCTCCATGAATGCCTTATCGAGCGGCGTGTCGTAGTTGAGCTTGGTGATCGTGTTCTTCCCGTTGAAATCGATCTTCGCCGTGTTCGTCCCGTTGTCGAAGGTCAGCTCGACGTCCTCGGCCGTGAGCGCCTCATAAGCGGCCCTCCGGTCCGGCGAAGCCTTGAAGTAGAGGTCCGCGTCGAGCGTGCTCCTCCGCCCGCAGAACTTGTTGACCGTCAGGTAGGACGTCTCGAACCACCGGCCGTCGAGCGCATTCTGGATCGCGATCGCGATGCTCTCATACTGGGTGACGGTGCTGGCGATCTTCAGGTTGCCGCCGGTGTTCTTGAACGTGTACGGGTTGAGCGGGTAGTCGGTCTCGGCCGGCGCCGGGAACTCCATCGCCGTCGGGTCGCTCGACGAGTCCATCTGGTTGCCGTAGCTCCGGCACGCCTGGAGGTCGAGCATCAGCATCGCCGTCGTGCTCTGGCGCGAGACCTCGATCCGGCCCCCATTCGCCTTGACCCCCGCATACCGCTTGCGGCGGATCGTGCCGTTGGAGAACTGGATCGCGTGGTAGACCGACACGGAGGCGAGGTCGCCGTCGGGCTCGGTGGTGGTCCAGGGCGCGGTCCCCGAGCCCGAGACCCGCGTCGCCAGCAGCGCCAGCAGCAGCGGGGCCTGCGAAGGATAGAGCTTGGTCTTGAGCTGCCCCTTGCAGCCGTAATGGTCGCTGATCGCCTCGGCCGTGACGGCGAAGCCGCCGCCATAGGGGATCTCCTCGATGACGGGCTCGGTCACCATGCCGAAGCTGTTACCGTCGATCAAACGAATGTAAATGCTGTCGGTCCCCGCCGCCGGCGTGCTCATCACCGTGCCGAGCGCGGACTCCTTGACGATCCAGAGGAACTCTCTTGCAGCCATGTGAGGGGTCCAGGTTCAAAGGGTTCAGGGGCTGACCATGCGGAGGACTCGGAGATGGAAGCGTCCGGTCGCGAGAAACATGCCGTCGGGCTTGGCGGCCGGCTGGGGGTCGAAGGCCGGGTCGGAGCAGACGATCTCGCCGGTCTCGGCGCCGGCGGCGCGGAGGTCGGCGGCGAACGTGTCGCCGGGCTCCAGGGCCGACACGACCAGGTCCCAGAGGTCGGCCACGTCGTCGATCGCGAGCGACGCGACGGCCAGCTCGACCAGCACGGCCAGGGTGCCGGCGTGGGTGTCGGGGGAGTACCAGTCGACGCCCGCGGGATTGGGCGTGAGCCGCATCGCGGGCTGGCCGAGGGCGGGCGTGAGCGGGTCCTTGTCGCCGGGCACGCCCTTCCAGGAGCGGAGGTTCAGCGTGCCGACGACCCGGCGGAGATCGGGGTCGGTCTCGAGCTGCTGCACGATCCGGCGGAAGACCTTCGTCCAGACCGAGGAATTCGTCTTGAGCGTCTTGGGCACGTCTCAGGCTCCCTGACTGCGGAGGAGGTTCCGGGCGAACCGTGAGAATGCCTCGGCCATCTTGTTCAGGCCCCGCCGGCTGATCCCGCCGATGTCCCGCTTCGGCAGGCTCCAGTTCGGTTGCGAGGGCTTCGAGCCCCGCGGCCGGCCTTCGAGGTGGAAGATCATCCACGGCAGATCACGCCACCCGGAGATCATCTGGTACTGAGAGCCGGTCCGTTGCCAGACGACGTTGAACCGGGTGATCACGCGCGAGCCCAGGCCGTGCGGCGCGAGCACCGGGCCGTTGCCGCGGCGGCGGAACGCGGCGCCGTGGGCCCAGGCCCCGAGCGGCGCCAGGGGCTTGCCGAAGCGATCGATCCCGGCCAGGCCCGAGCCGTAGCCGAGGAGCTTCTCCGTGTTGTCCTCGACGGCCAGTTTCTTCAGTTGGGTCCGGAGCCGGTCCATTCGGGGGGCGCGCGGGTCGACCGCGGCGGCCACTTCCTTCAGGCGGCGTTTCAGGGCGCCACTCTCGCGCCAGACGACGGAAACAGGCATGTCAGGGACTCCCGAATCTGGCGAGGAATGCCTTCAGTTGCTTTTGAGGCACGGCCACGGGGACCGACTTGAGGCCCTGATCGGTGAGCGCCGCGAGCCGGTGGCGGCCGTCGTCCACGGTGGGATTGCCCGCTGCGTCGAGGAACACGCGGGGGGCGTGCACGACCAGGCCGGCGGCCTTCGAAGTCGCGAGGAAGTCGACCGCACCCGCATAGGCGCCCGGCTTCGCCGACGGGCCCACTCCGCCGGCCCCGACGTGATAGCCTGGCTCGGCGGTCGCCAGGGCAGCCCGGAGCTTCGCCGCATCGACCCGGATGATCCGATATCCCCGCCGGACGGCGTTCGGGTCGCGGCCGAACCGGATGCCTGCGATCGTGGCCTCGGTGCCGACCGGCGGGGGCGCGGGCGTGCCCTTCGGGGGCAGTACCGACCGGAAGTCCCGCGTGTCGATCACATGCGGCCCGCGGCCCGCGGGGATCGGTCCACGCTTCGGGGCCGGCGCGGGCGACGGTGCCGGGGGCTTCGGCCTCGGCTTCGGCTTCGGGGCCGGCTTCTCCGGGGGCCTGAGCCCCCGCCAGATCGCCTCGCCCGCCTTCTGCACGTTCGACCGCCGCGCGGCGCAGAGGCGCACGTCGCGGATCGGCGCGCCCCGCACCAGGCCGTCCGCGTGATAGCCCAGGATCGTGCCGAACGGGGTCGCCTTCTTCCCCTTCTTCCGGGCTCGGCGCGCCGTCGCATGCCCCGTGCCCGCGTGCCAGAACAGCGTGATCCCCCGGTCGGTCGCCGCGTAATCGGCCAGGGTGATCACGCGCGACATCTCGTAATGCGGCTCCATCACGGGCCCGTCGGCGCCGTCCGCGAGCACGGGCTGGATCCGGGCCTTCATCTGCCGGCCGTTGGCGCCGATCCCCTTGCCGAGCTGCTTCGCCAGCTCCTTGAGCACGACCATCCCCACCGCGTCGAAATACCGTTTGCGCAGCGCGACCGGGGCCGATTTGAAGGTCGGGTCCTTGGGCTCGATCTCGGTCGTGAATCGCTGCTGGAGACTGGGCATCGTCCGCTTACCCGTACATAGGATTCGTGGAGGAGCAATCGATCGTCACGTCCGGGAACCCGTCGCCGTCCGTGTCGAGCGAGAGGGTCAGGCACGTCGCCAGGTAATCGGCCTGGCTGTGATACATCCGGGCCAGGCGGGCATACTGCCCGGCGGTCTCACCGAGCCCGACCTGGCCCTCGCAGGCGTAGGCCAGGGCCTTCTTCGCGGCGCACTCCCGGACCTGGTCGGTGACCATGAGCGTGTCGGCGTCGAGCTGCTCCTGGAGCCAGACCGAGCGGGCCCCGGAGATCCGCGGGCCCATCGCCTGCTGCCCGACCACCATCACCATCGAGGCGACCCGATAATGGGCGTGGGCGAGGTCCTCGATCCAGCTCCGGGCCCGGCCCTGCTGCTCGGCGAAGCCGGCCTCGTCGTCGTCGGTGGCCAGCGTGCGGAGCCAGCTCCGGCCGTACCTGAGCATGTCGTCGTAGGTCGTGTAGACCCTCGGGGCCGTGGCCGTCGACGCGAAGGCGAGCACGTCGAGGGTGCAGCCGTAGGCGTCCTCGGGATCGCCGCCGGCGGGCGTGAGCCGGGTCAGGAGCTGGTAGCGGCCCGGGGCGAGCGCGGCGGTGTCGGAGGCCGCGATCGCGATCGCGATCGTGCCGTCGGGGGCCGACGTCCAGGTGGTCGCGGCGGAGAAGCTCGCGGCGCGGTCCCCCCCCGGCCACACGGTCGTGGCCAGGGCGCTCGTGCCGTCGTCGGAGATCGCCACGCCGTCGGCGTCCTTGAGGGCGACGTCGATCGTGACCGCCGCGCCCCGGCTCACTTCGTAGCTCTCGTTATTCTCCATGCCTATCTCCTATCTCCTGGTCCCGGTCGATCGGGCGGGGTCGGGGCTGCGGCCGGTGGCCGTGGGCGTCGGGGTCGGCGTCGGGGTCGGCGTGGGCGTGAGCACCGAGCGGACGTCGGCGACCACCGCCGCCGCGATCGCCGTGCTCTGCGTCGGGTTCGGGTGGACTCCCGAGCTGCCGTCGTATGCGCCCCACATGCCCGATTTGTAGGTGTAATGGGAGTCGCCCATCGCCGCGACCGCGACCGAGATCAGCGTCGAGAATGCATCCCGGGTCGCGTCATTGGTGGCGAGCTTCAGGAGCCGCTCGGAGATCACGGGCAGGCCCGGTGCTGCCGACTGGAACCGCTGGAGCATGTCGAGATACGCCGCCGAGAAGTTGCCCGAGCTGACCGATCCGGCCACGTCGTTCGTGCCGTCGAGCACGACGCAGACCCCGGGCGGCGGCGTGGCGGCGGTGACGTCGGCGGTGCGCGCCTGCCCCCCCTGGTAGACCAACGAGGAATGCACGCCGCGGTTGATAACCTGCATACCGAGGGCGAGCCCGGCCTTGTGGAGCCAGCTCGTCGTCGAGTCGACCGGCGAGCCGTAATTGTCCCCGGCCGTGATCGAGTCCCCGAACGCCGCCAGCGCCGGCCGCGCCGGCAGGAAGGCTGCATTCATGGCGCCCCCGGTCAGCCGGACCTGGTCGACGTACGAGGCATGCCCGAACGACACCAGATATTCGTGCTCGGCTGCGGCGTCGAGCCCGGTGGCGATCGTGGTCCAGCCGAACGAGGAGGTATTGGCCAGCACCACGGGGCTGGACTGGTCCACCCCGTCGACCGACAGCCGTGCCGGGCCGCCGTTGCAGAATGCGTGGACCTCGATCTCGGCGCAGGTCGCCAGGAACCGGATCGCGTTGTCGTTCCACGAGCTGCCCCACGCGGGCGCGCCGGCGTCCGAGTTGAGGGTCGGTCCCCCCTCGATCTGGACCGAATGGCCGTAGATGGTCGCGTCCGTGAGGTCGTAGGCGTGGGTGTTGCCGGTCGTGAACGTCGCCCTGGCGCCGGTCGAGCTGTCGGTGATCGTCAGCGTGCCCGTGGCCGAGCCGGCGGTGAGCACCGCCGTCGCGGAGGTGTCGCTGGAGACCGTCGGCGTCCCGATCGAGGCCCCGGTGCCGCCCGACTCGGTGAACAGGCCCGCGGCCGTCTCGGACGACCAGAGCGTGTGCGTCCCGGTCAGGGTCAGGGTCGGCGTCGAGCCCGTGTTCCCACTGGTCGGCGAGATCGCCAGCGTGGGCGTGGCGATCGTGGTCGTCGGCGCCGTCGAGCCCGTCACCCCCTCGGTGAGCGTGAGAGTCCCGGTGGCGCCGGCGGGGGGAGAGGCCGCGTTGGGCGGCGTGAGCACGATCGTGTAATGCGTGCCGTCGATGCGAGTCTTCGAGGCGACCGACCACCCCGCCACGCCCGAGGGCGTCCAGGTCGTGGAGCTGGTCCAGGCCGTGCCGGTGCCGACGGCGTGGACGGTGATATTGCCGGCGTGATTCGATGGGAGGTTCTGCTCGGTGATCGAGGCCGAGGCAGCCGCCGAGTAGATGCCGTAAGGCGCCGCCGCGAGCGACGATGCTGCCGCCGAATCCGGCAGAGCATTCTGCCCGATGTACATGTATCGGAGATTTCCGGCGAAGCCGAACGTGTTCCCCGAATATCCCTGCCCGATCCGATCGACGTGGAATGCCCCCACGCCGTCGATGGCCGTCTGGGTGTCGACGAGCGTCCCGTCCTGGTAGAGCTTCACCGTCCAACTGCCACTACTGCCGGGATAATGGCAGGTGAGCATGTAATCGTGATCCGAGGTCTGCCCGGAACACGAGAGGGTGATGTCACTGCCGAACACGCCGGCGCGGACGAGTATCGAGGAGCCCATCATCCAGATGAATTGCGTCGTCGAGTTGTCGCCGAGGAACATTCCGTTGTTGTCTGCCGCGGCGACGTTCCCGCCCCACGCGATCCAGAAATCGTCGTGATCGACCGTGTTGAATGCGGGAGAGATCGATAACGCGGTTGCGAGCGTGGCCCCGGCAGTGGACGCGGAGAAGTCGAGGTAGGGATTCCCCGAGTTCGACACGATCGCGGCGCCGCTCCCCGGAAGCGTGGCCGTATCCCCGCCGAGGTCGTCGGCCAGGGTGGCCCCGGAGGTCTCGAGGATCCCATACACCGCGATCAGCGACCCGTAGAGGGGATGCGCGGGGTCGAGAGGTGTGCCGGCGGGGGGCTTGGCCATGAGTCAGGTCGCTCCGGTCACGAGGAGGCGATGTCGCCGCGGGTCCGCAGGAACGCGAGCAGCGCGTTGAGCTGGGTGATCACGTCGGTGCCGTTGGTGGCGTTGGCGATGGCCAGGCTCTGGCCGACGGCGAAGATCGAGGAGAGCGCGAGCTGGCGGGCCGCGCCGGACTGCGAGAGCAGGACCAGGTCGGTCCCGGCCGGGGCCGAGGCCGCGGCGAGATCGGAGATCGCGACCCGGTCGCCGCCGCCGTGCCGGAGCGGCAGCGCCGCAGCATAATCGGGGTCGTAATAGGGATTGGACAAGGGTCGGGCCCTCCCGGGCGTCGGTCGGTCGGTCGGTTGTGACTGCCCCGGGCGGGCCGATCCCGGCCGGGGCAGTCACGGGTCAGGCCGCGTGCAGCCAGACGATTCGCTTGGCGCACTCGGCCGCAACGAACGTGTCGTGCAGCAGCAGGCCGCGGACGGCGTTGGCGAAGCTGGTCTGGAGCCGCAGGGCCTCGATCTCGGTGATCTGGGCTGCGTAGCTGACCGCCTGGTCGTCGCCGAAGAAGAGATACTTCCCCCCGACGATGTCCACCGGGACGTGCGGCGTCTCGTACACCGAGAAGCCCGCGATCATGCCGATGAAGCCGGGGGCCTCGGCCGCCGTCCGTGCGATCTCGGCGCCGCCAATGACGCCGTACTGCACGATCTTGTCGCCGAGGTCGCTGGCGCGGATGAAATGCGCCGTGTCATTCAGCAGCAGGCTCGTGGTGTCGGGGTCGACGATCGCCCACCGCGAGCCGGGGGTGGACGGGACGTTCTGCTTCGAGAGCCGCGCGCGGGCCTCGACGAATTGCGGGAAGATTCCAGTGGCTGTGGTCGTGGTCGAATCGAGGGTCACCTTGGCGCCCGAGGTGAAGACCACCGTCGGGGCGCTGGTGTAGCCCGAGCCGCCCGAGGAGATCGTCACGGCCGCGACGGTATTCGTGGTGACGGTCACGGTCGCCACGACGCCCGAGCCGCCGCCGCCCAGGAGGACGACTCCGACTTTGGTGCTGGTGTAGCCCGAGCCGCCCGAGGAGATCGTGATCGCCGAGATGGTGCCGCTCGTCACGGTCGCGGTCCCGGCGGCCCCGCTGCCGCCGTTGCCCGAGGAGGTGATCTGGTTCGCGGCGATCGGGGCCGAGACCATCGCGCCCAGGATCTTCTCCTCGACCTTGTTGTTCATGGCGACGACGGCACGCTTCATGTAAACGTCCATCGCGTTGATGTCGGACTGCGCCTTGTCGAGGTCGTCGACCTCGAAGGCGAAGTACTCGCCATCGTTGACCGTGAACGATTCCTTGGTGGGCGTCAGGTCCTGGTAGCTGATCGTGGTCGTCCGGGTGTAGGACGACATGGTGATGTTGCCCGGCGTCCGGACCCACACCGTCTTGTTCTGCGTGAGGTCCCCCTCCCAGTTGCGGTTGACCAGCGGGAGGACGACGTTCACCTGGTCGAGCTTGGTGACGAGGCGAGCAGACCACGCCTCGGAATTGAATGCGGAAAGGTCGTTGGCCATGTGTGGCGAGAACTCCAGAGAGATTCAATCAGAGCCGGCCGGCGGGTCTCCCCTGGGCCTGGCTCGGCGGTGAGGATATGCTCTGGCCCCGGTCGGCCCCCGGGCCCGGCTTCCCGCCGGACTGGGCTCCCGTTGCCCCGGCGGCTCCCGCCGCATTCGTCGCCCCTCCCGGGGCCGCGTCGAGCAGCCAGGGCCGACCCTTCAGGGCCTCCTGGAACGACGCCGTGATCTTCGCCTCGTCGGGCTCGTCGCCCTCGGGGGCGTAGCCGGCCACCTTCTGGAGGTCGGCGAACTTGACCGGGTCGGTCACCTTCAGGGCCGATGCGATCTTCGCGAAGGCCCGGTCGTGCTTCATGACCCGGATCGTGGCCGCGTGGTCGCCGAGCTGCTTCCGCAAGCCCTCGGGGTCGGTCTCGGCCCTGACCTTGTAGTCGTCGCGTTCCTTCGTCAGCCCCTCGACCTGGCCGGCGAGCTGCTTGTTCTCGTGGCGGCGGTCGCGGGCCTCCGAACGGACCTCCTTCAGGTCGTCGTGGGCCGACGACAGTTCCTTCGTCAGCTTCTGGTTCTCGGCCTTCAGCCTCCCGACCTCGGCCTCGTATTCGGTCTCTGTCATCGAGTCGTGCCCCTCCCGGGGCGGTTCGGCGTGGCTCACGCCACGGATGCGGTCTGAGGCAATCTCCCGATCGCCTCCCTCACGAGTCGGTCAAAGCCGGTCGGCATGCCGGCGTCCGGCAGGTCGGGCCGGTAGAGCCGCAGCGCGTGGCCGTATGCCTCGCGGGCCAGCTCGGAAAGCTCCAGGAACGCGCAGAGGTCGCCGACCCACGCGGCCAGGAGCGCGTCGTCGGGGTGCAGCCTCAGCCCCTCCTGGGCCTCGCGGATCGCGGACAGATAGTCGTGCTGTGCCCTGCGGATCTCGACCAGGCGGCGGCATGCGATGCGGGACGCCAGCTCGTGGCTCGGGTGCCGGGTCTTCAGGAATGCCTTGAGCGCGTCGGCCGCCTCGTCGTAGCGCTCCACCCCCGCGAACGTGCGTCCGATATCAAAGAGGGTCAGAGGGTCGGTCACCGGCCCGGCGGCCAGCTCCAATTCGAGCAGGCGGAGATTCCTCCGCAGCTTCGCCGCGACCGTGGCCGGGTCGGAATAGCCCGCGTGCTCGATCCTCACGTCACTGACCCGCGTCTCCAGCTCGGGGGCGTCTAACTCCAATCGAATCCGCTCGTGGATCCGGCCCCGGAACCGGATCGCGTCCCGATGCGGCCAGAGCCTGTGCTCGTCGATGGTGGTCGCCGAGCCGTTGCACTCGCGAGAGAGGACCCGGCAGAACCAGGCCGCCGGCCGGGCCGGGTCGAGCGAGTCGAGGAGCCGGCGGAGACGCTTCTGGTGCCCCGGCGCCAACCTGTCATCAGCGTCCATGCGGAAGACGTAGTCGGCCCGGACGCGGTCGAGGCCGTGATTCCGGGCCGCCGAGAAGTCGTCGCACCAGGCGAACGGGACGACGCGGGCCCCGGAGTCGCGGGCGATCCGCTGGGTGCCGTCGGTCGAGCCGGTGTCCACGATGATGATGGAATCGAAGATCCCCCTGACCGACTCCAGGCAATCGGGCAGGTTGCAAGCCTCATTCCGGACGATCATGTGGAGGGCTACAGTGCGCCTTCTCACGGCCCCTGCTCCCGTGGCCTGAACTTCAGCAGCCCCCTGACGGCCATCTCGCCCGTCATGAGCTTGATCGACTCGCACTCGATCTCGCAGACGAGCGGGCCCGCGAGGTCGACGCCCGACGCGAGCCGGCGCCGGAGGGAGCCGGCGACCCGCGCGAAGCCGGCCTCGTCGCCATCCTGCCAGGCGAAGTACTCCCCGCCGGAGTGCGAGCCCCACGGCACGGCGGCCCAGGTGACGCGGGCCGGGCCCGGGTCGATCGCGGCCCTGAGCCGGGCCTCGGACGCCTTGAGGTCCGGCGCGGGGCGGGCGGCCACGCTTCGGATTGAGTCGGTTGATCGATCGGGTATCATTCGTCGGTCTCTCACCCTTCACGCTCTCTGAGGAGGCTCACATGGCAGCGAAGACGACCACGACGACGGGGAACCCGGAGATCACGACCGATCTCCTGGGGTCGGTGGCGAAGTCCCAGACCCCCGGCAACCTGATGCTGCGGCTCGAGGCCGGCCCCGTGCGGACCTCGCTCGACATGTCGTTCGGCGCCGCCAAGCGGTGGGCCGATCAGATCTATCAGAAGCTCCCCGCGGACTTCGGCTCGGACTCTAGCTCTCAGTCCCCCACGAGCCCCACCCAGGGGTCGCGGGCAAGATCAGCGGCGCAGCGGGAAGCGGCTCCGAAGGGGTCACCGCGACCGTCACGGACACCGAAGGGTTGACGCCCGTCTCGGGGGCGACCAGCGGCGAGGGGCCGCCGCCGGGTACCCCCATGTCGGGCGTCACCTTCTCGTCCCCGTCGTCGGCCTCCCCGGCCGGTGCGTCGTCGTCGTCCGGCCCGGGGAGGGCGATCGCGGCGTCGGGGTCGGCCTGCAAGGCCGCGGCATAGCCCTTGCGGCGCTGGATCGAGCGATAGGCGTCGATCGCCTCGGGCTCGCTCAGGCCCCGGCGATGCATCAGCAGCTCGATCGGGTCCGTGAGGTCGTAGGTCAGCTCGAACGTGTCGGCGTTGTCCCGGTCGGGCCCCGGCAGGTCGATCGCCACCTCGGGCCAGGCCACCCGGAGCGACGGGTCGGCCGCAACCTTGAGCAGCGACGCCCGCATGCCGGTGTCGTCGCTGGCGGCCACCCGGCACACGAGCTGCGCCAGCCGGCTCTCATGCAGCTCGAAGAGCGGACGACGCCCCTTGGCATACGTGATCAGATCGGCCCCCTGCGCCGCGATCGAGACGCCCGAGGCCATGCTCGCCCCGCCCCCGCCGGCCTGGTCGCTCCGCACGTTCACCGTCAGCGGCACGTCCAGCTCGGCCAGGGCCTGGTTCGCCTCCCCCGCGATGTACTCCCGCAGCGCCGCGATGTCGATCGACGATTCGAGGTAATGGGCCTCGGGCAACACCGGCGCGTCCTCGGTCGACTCGTGCCGGACGACCAGCGGCACGAAGCCGCCGTCGATGAACTTCGGCCCCCACTCCGGGCCGACGCCCGAGACGAACCCGAGCGGCCGCGCGTAGTGATGGACCCAGTGGGCCAGGTTCGACTTGTCGACGTTCAGCGCCCGGTTGACCTTGGACAGCAGGCCGCCGAGCCCCTTCGTCTCCAGCTCCGTCGTCGGCAGCTCGTGGGTGATGAAGCAGAACGGCAGCACGCCGTAGGGGTGCGGGCCCGAGGAGCCCGGGTCGAACCGGGCCACGTTCCAGCCGCCGGGGGTGTAGCCCCAGCTCCTGGACTTGTAGAACGTGTAATAGTGCGAGCTGGTCCAGAGCCGGTAGCGCACGGTCTCGGGGCCGCTCCGCGTGATCGTGCAGACGGCCGTCGCCACCCGCGGGTCGTCGGGGCTGGCCCAGAAGCAGAAGTCCTGCCGGGGGAAGAGGTGGTAATTGATCGGCCGGGCCGGGACGCCCGTGGGATAGACCCCGATCATGCAGAGCCCGTGCAGGGTGGCGAGCCGGTCGGCCTGCTGCATCAGCCCGTTGAGCTGGATGTCCTGCGCGACCCGCTGATACCACGCGCTGACCTCGGGGTCGCCGCTGATCGTCCGCGTCCTCGGGCCCGGCTTGTAGAGATGGCTCGTGAGCTTGTTGACCGCCTGCCTCGTGATGAAGCTGACCCGCTTGGGCCGCGTGAGCCACGAGAGCGCGTCCTCGGCCGGCTTGAACGCGATGTATTTCTCGGAGTCGCCGTCGTACCAGTCCTGCAATTCCCTGGCCCGGACGAGGGCCCGCTCGTGGCAGGCGCAGCCCTGCTTCACGTCCCTGAGGATGTTCCTCAGGTCCGGCGTGTCGTCGCCGTCATACGGCTCGGCGGTGTTGGGCTGGTAGCTGGGCATGGGTCAATCACCCTTCAGACAGTGCGGGCTGAACCAGATCCGCTCGCGGCGGGCGTTGCCGTTGTCCGTCTTCGCCTGCGAGGCATAGCCGCCACACGCCTTCCACGGCACGCATTCCCACGATCCGGGCATCGCGTGCTCACCGTCGTAGCCACAGAGCGCGATCCGCAGCCGCGGGTCGTCGCCCCGCTCGATCGCCCACTCGCGGACGGCGTGGGCCACGTCGAGCGAGTCAACGCGATAGAGGTCCGAGGTCCTCTTCGCCGCGTCGGAATATGGCGGGTCGAGGAAGACGGCGGTGAGCCCTCGAATGACGGTCGGCGTCGGCCCGCAGACCCGCGACCAGTCCCCCGAGCAGACCCGCACGCGCCGCAATCGGTCGGCGAGCTGGCCCATCACGTCGCGGAGGTGATCGGACCACTCGACGCACGAGCCCCCCGGACGAGCTGGCGGTTCACCCCCCGGCCCTTGCTCCTGGCCCGCGTCGCCCAGGTGGACGAGCTGGCGGTTCACCCCCCGGCCCGCGTCGCCCAGGTGGACGAGCTGGCGGTTCACCCCCTGGCCCGCGTTGCCCAGGTGGACGCGCTGGCGTTTCACCCCCCGGCCCGCGTCGCCCAGGTGGACGAGCTGGCGGGAGCCGTCGACCTCGGCCACGCCCCACGGCCCCTTGCCGCTGCACCAGCCCGCGCCGATCCAGGAGCAGATGCCCCACACCCACCAGCCGGCGGCGAGGGCGTCGTAATACTTCGGGTCGCCTTCGAGTCGGGCCTGGAGCCGGTCCTTCTCCCCCACCAGCCAGGCGTGGCGGGCGTGGAGGTCGTTCTCGTTCACCGGCCAGTCGGCGTGGTGCGCCACGGCGTCCGGGTCGGCCTTGAGGGCACGCCAGAAATTGGCCACGAGGCCGTCATAGTCATTGACCGTCTCGGTGCCGTGGAACGGCGTCGGGCGGCCCAGCAGGCACGCCAGCGAGCCCGCGAACGGCTCGACGTAATTGCGCACGTCGCCGAAGCGGGACCACACCAGCGGGGCGACCGCCGACTTGCCGCCGAAGTAGGGGAACGGGGCCTTGAGCGTCGGCGTCCGGCTCGGTCGTGAGAGGCAGGCCGTCATCGGGTCAATCGTCCTCGGTCGCGAACTCGAAATCCGGGCACAGATACATCAGCGTGCTCACCACCAGGTCGGCGAGCGGCATCGGCGGCCGGAACTCGATCACGCCGGACTCGCCGGTGTTGGGGTCGCGCCAGCGGATCAATCGGGGTCGCATCGGGTCAGTTGCTCGCGATGAGGCTGCGGGCGTCGTCGGCGGCCCGCTTGAGGTTGTCCGCGACATTGGCCGCGGACTCGGGGGCGAGGAGCACGGTGAACTGGGGCGCGTCGTCCGCGTCCAGGATCGTCAGGACCACGTGGCCGGCGGGGGTCGCGTAGGCGTCGACCCGGCCGCCCTCGCCCGCGACCTTCACGCCCCGCTCGGGGTCGGCGTGGGGGTGGGTGTCGGAGCCGGGGCAGGGTCGGCCGTCACCGCGAGGCCGCCGCTCACGACCAGGCTGGTCAGGTCGAGCACCAGGGACACCTTGCCGTCGGCGGCGACGGCCGAGGCGACCGCGAAGTTGACGTTGAGCTTGGAATCGGGGTCGATCTGGATTCCCATCGTATGAATCACTCCGAATAGGTGAATGTCATCAGGAGGGCGTCGAGCAGGTCGGGCGACCGATGGAGCCGCGCCATGAGCGCGTCCTTGGTCTCGATGACCTGCTTGACCTGCCCCTCCTCCATCTCCATCGTCGGGGCCCGCAGCTCGGCCAGCTCCTGGCGGAGGGCCGGCCACTCGGGGAGGCCGCCGCAGTGGAACGGGACGTGATTCTCGCGGTGGGGGTCCAGTCGTCGCTTCAATGCGAAGGCGTTGGCGGTGCGCCGGTTGATGTAGAGCTTGCCGCCCTTGCCGGCCCCGAAGTATCCGACCGCGCCGGGCATGCCGTGGGAGGCGAGGTAGGAGCCGAACGACCGGCCGATCCCCCCCTTGTCGAACACGATCCGGTCGGGGGACACGCCCCACTTCTTGCACAGCTCGACGACGACCGGCTCGAGGCGGTGCCGCGCGTCGTCGAGGACGCCGTGCCACTCCGACGCGAAGACCTCCAGCAGTCTCTTGCGAGTGCGCACCACAACCACGCTGCGATCAGCCCCAACACCGCCACCAACATCGACCCCGCATACTGAAGGGCCGTCCGGGCTGTCTCGCCAAAGCTCATCGTTCGGGACCCTCTCGTTGAGGCAGGCGTCGAGCCACGCCGCCGGGATGAACCGGACCGTCTCGGCGCCGGGGAATCGGCCCAGGATGTTCGACCACCACCAGGGAGACTCCTCCCCGTGGATCTCGCGCATCTGCCTGAGCCAGGACTTCGAGACGGCCCCGACGGGGCTGTGCTCGAGCCCGGCGTGCGGGTGGTCGAGCGAGCTGATCGGCACCGTGGCGATCTCCTCGCTCCCCCCCTCGGCCCGGTCGTGCAGCTCGCGGAAATGGCAGTCGTACCGGATCGGGTTCCCGACGACGACCAGGCGGGCGGCGGCCAGGCCGTGGATCGCGTGCCAGATCCGGTCCTCGACGCCCGACGCCTCGTCCACGATGACGAGGAGGTCGGAGGCGTGCTGCCCCGCCAGCCCCTCGTCGCTCTTGCAGGCGAAGCCCAGCGCGGCCCAGTCGCAGCCGTTCTTGACGGTCAATTGCTGGGGCGAGCCGCCCCCCTCGGTGAGGTGGTCGTAGGCGAGTTCGAGCCGCGGCGAGACGCGATTGCCCCGCGAGTCGTATCGGGGCCGCAGCGCCCGCTTGATCTCCTTCCAGAGCACGGTGACCACCTGGCGGTGGTCCGGGCCCGTGGTGATCACCAGCGAGTGGGGCCGGGTGTAGAGCCACCAGAGCACGACGCCCGCGAGCAGGAAGCTCTTGCCCACGGCACGCCCCGCCGGCACGACGGTGATCGGGCTCCGCGCGATCGCGTCGCAGACGTCGACCTGGCGGCGCCAGAGGTCGCGGCCCAGGACGGCCCCGTTGAAGAGCGCGGGGTCGTCGCGGCATGCGTCGAGGACGGCCCGCTCGCGGTCGATGATCGCGGACCCTGCGTCAATCACGCGATGTCAGCCCCACAAACATCCGGACGAGGTTCACCACGGCCTTCTCGCAGGAGTGATCCCAGACCCGCGCCAGCACGTTCGCCGTGGCCCCGGGCAGCTCCAGCCGATCGATCGCCGACGAGAAGAGGTCGTAGGGCGAGAGCACGATGTGGAACAGCTCGTGCCGCAGCGTCGCCATCACCTCGTCGCGGTCGTCGAAGGCGTCGGGGTTCAGGCTGATGAACGCGGCGTTGTAATCGACCAGGCGGGTGCAATCGCCCTTCTGGATCGACCCGTCCGAGGCCGGCGCGATCGCGTCATACCCGACCTTCACCTTCCAGTGCGCGATCCCCAGTCGCTCCATCAGCGGGAGGATCTCCGCGTCCACGATCGCCTTCACCTCGCTTCGATCCATCGACGATCCTTTCGGCTTCTCGGAGGAGCGCGTCGCGCGCGTCGGTCGGTCGTTCGGGGGATTGCCGCGATCGCTCCAGGTTGAGCCGGTCGTCGGCCACGTCGATGCGGGACATCGAGGCGAGGATCTGCGCGGCCCGGATCTTCTCGCGGTCGCCGCCGAGCCTCGAGGCGAGGATCTCCTGGAGCTGATAGAGCGTCTCAACCTGCATCTCCGGGGGGACGGCCCACCGCTCGCGGACGGCCTGATTGCGGAGCCTCAGATCGGAGCGGGACAGCTTGCACGCGTCGGGGTCCCGGAGGCTCAGCGCCTGAGGCGCCGGTCCAGCGCACGGGCCAGCTTCAGGGCCAGCCGGTTCACCTGATGCGACCACCAGCGGCGGATCGCCGGCACGTAATCCTTCATCAACTCCCACGTGATCCAGCCCCACGCCAGCCTATGCACGGAGGGGGCCCTGGCTCTCGTTGCGGCGGATCTCGCGGGCCAGCCAGCCCACCCCTATCCACCAGAGGGTCGGTACGATCCAGGCTGACATGGGGTCACCTCTCTCGCGCGATCGGCCCCGCACGCGCGCGGGCCTTCCCTACCTACTGGGCCTCGGGGGGACAGTTTTCGTCGTCGTGCCGCCAGCGGATCGCACGCACGCGGCAGCGGTGCAATTTCGCGGGGGGACAGTTTTCCATGAGCCGCGCCCGCATCTCCGGGATCATCGCCGCCTCGGCCGCGAGCTTCGCCAGGATCTGCTCAACCCGGGCCCGGGAGAGCTCGAAGGCGTCGGCGATCAGCGCCGTCGACGCGCCCGACTTCCAGGCCAGGGCGATCAGAAGGTCCCGCCTCCGCCGTCGCACCTGCGCGGGGGTCCGGCCCTCCTTGCTGACGACGTCGCGGGTGAGTCGGGGGGGAGTGTCGTCGTTCATCGTCCGAGCACGTCGAGCCGGTAGGACCACTCCGCCTCCGCCCTCGGATCGAACCTCGACTCCCATTGCCCGAGCAGCTCGCGGTGGTCGTCCTCGAGCGTCGCGGGCGGGTCGAAGTCCTCGACATGGCCGAGGTATTCCCAGCCCCGCTTGTACCGACGCAGGAGGCCGCCCCCCTCGTCGAGATGGAGCGAGCCCGATGAGGCCCAGATGATCATGGATGGGAACGGAGCGAGCGAAGGGTGGTACGGGGCCCTGACCCGCCGCGATCGAGGGCCCGTCATCGACCATGAGAGGGAGGGCCCGCGAATGCCTGCCCTCCATCATTCAATATCGCAAAACATGCCTGGATCGATCACACGATCCGGATGTGACCGGGGCGACGCCGCGCAACGATAGTATTCGTGGGAGGGACCCAGATCGGCAGAGACGGATCGCCCCCATCCCCCGGATCCGCCCCGCGACCCATGTTCCCCTGCCCCTTATGCTTCACTTCGCGGATTTCGACTCTGCCGAAAGGGGCCATTTTCGGAAAAGTCGCAGAGTGCACCTAGCGGGAATCCGGCCGCGCCGCGTATCGTGACGGCCGCACGCCAACCTCCCTTTTCGGCAATGTTGTTTGAAGCGAGGTCATTGCACCCAATCATGCCGCCCACCAAGCCGAAGAATGACGATGTCCGGTCGAGGGAATACCTGACCCCCCCCGAGGTCGAGAAGCTCGCGAAGGCCGCTTCGAAGCTGGGCCGGAACGGACACCGGGACTCGACGCTGATCTTATGCATGTTCCGGCACGGGTTCCGGGTGGCGGAGGCCTGCGCACTCCGCCGCGACCAGGTCCACCTCGACTCGGCCACGATGCATGTCAAGCGCAAGAAGCGCGGCAAGCCCGCGACCCACCCCATGGTCGGGGCCGAGGTCCGGGCGCTACGTCGGCTGTTCCGGGAGGAGCCCGACTCGGCGTACGTATTCACGTCCGAGCGCAAGGGCCCGATGTCCGAGCGGCTCGTCAACGTCGTCATCGCCCGGGCGGGCATCGAGGCGAAGCTGCCGTTCCCGGTCCACGCGCACATGCTCCGGCATGCCTGCGGGTACAAGCTCGCCTCGGAGGGCAAGGACACGCGGGCGATCCAGGACTATCTCGGGCATGCGCAGATCCAGCACACCGTGCGCTACACCCAGCTCGCGGCGGGCCGGTTCAAGGACTTCTGGGAGGAGTGAGGCGGAGAAAGGCGGCGCTCGGCGGGCCGCCGGCCGCGCGGTGTCGTCCCCGATGCGGGCGGGTGCGCGGCAGGCGGCCCGGTGCGATGAGGAGAGGAGAAACGAGGAGAGCGAACGTCGCGTGGCGGCGACCGGGGAATTGGAGCACCCCGGCCGCCGCCACGCTATTGTGTGCGCCCGCCCGGGCTCGGTTCCTTGAGCGGGCGAGCACATCCGCTATCATCGGCAGGACCCGCCGACCGGCTTGCACAAGCGGGCATAGGGTTTCAGCGCTCGCCCGGGTGCCGGCTCATGTCATGCTCGAAGGGCTCGGGCGAGAGGTCGCGGATCGGCACGCGAGCGAGCGAGGTCACCCATCCCGAGCAGACCTCAGTAGGGGCGCGCTCCGACTCGAGGCACTCGTCGCACGCGACGTAGACGGCCCCGTCGGCCTCCAGGCCGCACTGGACGCAGCCCCAGCCCTTTCCGGGCTCAGGGGCCCGGCGCGGCAGCATGATCACATTCCTGGCGCGGCGCCGCGCGTTGTGGCAGCAGCAGCACGGGCCGAAATCGGGCTCGCCGCTCACGCGCCACCGCCTTTCCCCTTGGGCCTATGGTCGGGCTTCCCCTTCCCCGCCGACCGCCGCGCGTACGCCTCATCGATGTCCCGCCTCGCGGCGGCCCGCATCGTCTCCGATAGGTACTCCGCCAGCGACACCCCCCGGAAGGCCGCCGCGATCCGGCAGTCCTCCAGCACGTCGGCGTCGATCTTCGTCGACACGTCGTTCCGCTTGACCAAGTCCGGCTCCAGCAAGGCGTGCGTGGGCGACCTCCGACGGGTGGCGATTCTAGCCCGGCCGGCGCCGGGCCTCCACGCCAATATATCCGTTCTCCACCCGGAGGAAAAGCGGAAAACTACCCACTTGCCACCGGGTGGAGGTGTACGTAAGATGACCGGCGTCGTCCGGGACGTCCCCGGCCGACGCGAGCCCGCCACACCGGGAGGCATGGGTCATGCTGGTCCTGTCCCGCAAGTACATGGAGCGGATCGTCATCGACGGCGGCATCACGATCACCGTCGTCGCGATCCGCGGCGACAAGGTGAGGCTCGGGGTCGAGGCGCCCCAGGCCGTGAGCGTCCACCGCGAGGAGGTGGCGCGCGAGATCGAGGCCCGGGCCGCGCGGCGGGCGCTGATCGCCGCGGGACTGAAAGGGGGGCTGGACTCATGATCCCGGTCGACCCGCCCCCCACCCATTCCGACCTGCTCTGGACCTTCGGCGTGATCGCCGGCGCCGGGGCGAAGTGCCTCGAGCCGCTCGTGCAGCTCCTGGGCTATCACGAGCCGCTCGGCGCCGGCGCCGGCCGGCGGCCCAGGCTGGCCCGCGTCGAGGTCTTCGTCTGCTGCAAATGCTCGCGGATGCTCGAGGCGAGCCGGGGCCGGCGGCTCAAGAGCTACCCGCTGCCGACCTGGGCGCTGCCGCGCAGGAGGCATCGATCGTGAGCACGAGCACCACGAACCCCGAGATCCTTCGGCTCGTGCTCGACGCCTGCCGGTCGCTGATCGCGGCCGGCAGGGTGCCGACCGGCGTCCGGCTCGCGCAGGCCGTGCCCCGCTATAGCGAGATCACGCTGGTGGCCTACCGCCGCCGGCTGGCCGCCGAGGGGCTGATCGACTGGTCGCACCTCGTCCGCGACTATCGCGACCACGGCCTCCCCTGCGATACCGAGGACGAGCGCGAGGTGATCCGCCGCCGGGCCGCGCTCGTCCGCGCCCGGATCGACCCCGACACGCTCCGGCCGCTGCCGGATCTCCAGCCCGATCGCAGGACTTCCACCCAATGAGGACTGACCCGTGCCGCAACTGAGATATCACGCCCTGGAGGCCCGCCACCGGCTCCGCGACCGCGTCCTCGACCTGGTCCGCGACCGGGGCCCGGCCACGGGCGGGGAGCTATCCCTCGCATTCCCGGAGGTGTCGGACACGACGGTGCGCCGCGCCCTGGGCGAGCTGGTGACGGCGCGCCGGCTCGTGGCCGTGAGCCGCCGCCACCCCCGGGCCTGGGCCTGGGCGACCTACTTCGAATTGCCCCCGGCCGGCACGCCCACCCCGCCCGACCCCCGTGACGCCGTCCGCTCCGCCCTGGCCGCGGCGGCTGCCCCGCTGTCCCGCGTCGAGATCGGCGTCGCCTGCCCCGACCTCACCTCGTATCAGGTCCGCGTGGCCGTCTTCGAGCTGGAGGCGGCCCGGGAGATCCGCGGCACGACGCAGCTCGTCCGCCGCGCCTCGGGCGAGGCCCGGCCGATCCGCGCGTTCGCCCTGGCCCTCGCCCGTCGAAAGGAGACCGCACCGTGACCCACGCCCATTTGATCGCCGGCCACCCCGGCGACGTCGCGATCGACCCCGCCGGCCGCGGGTGCCTCGGCGAGCTCGCCGAGTCCGGCCGCTTCCCCGCCCTCGGGTCGACCCCGGGGGCGTTCGTCGTCCTCTACCGCTGCGCGGAGTGCGGGTCGCTGCTGCCGTGCGAGGAGGGACCCGAGCCGCACACCTGGCGGCTCAAGGACAGCTATAGCCCGGGGCCGGGTTTCCTGGGGGTGCTGGCGGCGCGGACGCTACCGGCGCGGGGGGAGCGTTGAGACATGGGGGCAAATTCCTCGATCGAGTGGTGCGACCACACGGCCAACCTCTGGTGGGGCTGCGACGAGGTGCACGCGGGCTGCGATCACTGCTACGCCCGGACCTTCGCGAAGGCCAAGGGGAAGGGCCTCGCCTGGGAGGGCCGCCGCTTCGCCGTCGGGTCCATCTGGAAGAGCCTCGCGAAGTGGCAGGCCGCGGCGGCCGGGGCGCGCGCCGTGGCCCGCGTGTTCACGGGCTCGATGATGGATATCTTCGAGAAACCACTCGCGGCCTCGGACTGGAAGGGGAATCCGCTCGGGCTCACCACCGGGGATCTCCGCGCCCGCTATCTCCGCGAGGTCGTGCCGGCCACGCCGGACCTGCTCCATCTCCTGCTGACGAAGCGGCCCGCCAATGCCCCGAAGTATGTGCCGCTGGAGTGGCTCGCTGGCTGGCCCGACAACGTGATGACCGGCGCGTCGGTCTGCGACCAGGCCGCCGCCGATGTCCTCGTCAGGCAGCTCGTGCGGCTCCCGGGCCCGCTTTTCCTCTCGCTCGAACCATTGCTCGGGCCTATCGACCTGACCCGACTCGACAACGGCGGGGGCGAGACGTATGACGCCCTCGCGGCGGCCGTGACGACCCACCGGGGCCATTCGTTCCGCACGTCGAATACCCGGCCGATCGCCTGGGTGATCGTCGGGGGCGAGAGCGGCCCGGGCGCCCGGCCGATGGATCCGGCCTGGGTCCGGTCGCTGCGGGACCAGTGCACGGCCGCGGGAGTCCCTTTCTTCTTCAAGCAGTGGGGCGGCGTCCGGAAGGGCGAGGCCGGCCGCGTCCTCGACGGCCGCACCTGGGACGAGTTCCCTAGCGGCGCTCGATCGACATCGCGATGATCACCAGGCCCATGATCGCCAGCGCAAGCGCGATTAGGCTCGACGGCCGCAGGAGTCGCGACACGCTCACACCCCCGCCTTCTCGTCGCCCGCCCCGCCCAGCTCCGCCCGCAGCCCCATCGCCACGAACCGGCCGTGCAGCTCGTTCACGACCCACACCCACTCCCAGGCCGACATCTCGCCGTTGTCGGCGGTGTCGGCCGTCACCGCGTCCCAGAGCCGGCTGACGGCCTTCGCGCGGCGGTAGCGGGAGTCCATCTCGGATCTGGTGACGGTGGGCATGGGTCAGTCCTCATCCATCGCACGGTCGATCAGGTCGATGAGTCGGGCCGGGTTCTCGAGCCGCGCCACGAAGTCACGCCCGGAGCAGATCTCGGCCGCGAGCGCCGACCGGATCTCCTCCAGGGCCGACCGCATCCGCCCGACGCGGATCGGCACCGGCCGGATCGTCGTGACGTCGTCGAAGACCCGCACCAGTTCGGCCATCTCGTGGACGGCCATCAGGCTCGCGTCCCCCTCGGTCTCGAAGACCATCAGCCCCGTGGCTTTCTCGTGGCAGAACTGCACCAAGCAGCCCTGGTCGTCGTCGCCCCCGGTTTCGTTCCAGAGGAGCCAGAGGGTGTCGGGTGGGGTCGGTGTGCGTGGCATTACTCGCTGGACTCCTTCTCTCGCCTCTTCAACTCCTTCACCACGGCCGACCGGATGAACGCGGCCACCGAGTTCCCCTCCTGGTCTGCCGCCTCCTGGATCCGCTGGTGCAGGTCCCCGTCGACGCGGAGCCGGATGTCGATCTTCTCGTCGAGCTTCATCTTACCCGTCGCTTTCTTCTTCGCCATGGCGGCCTCCGTATCACGGTCTGTACGCACCTAGCGTACCCGATGCGGACGGCGTCCGGCCATGGTGTCCCCGGTGCCCGCACCAAGTGTACGGGGAGCCATGCGGATAGTCAATCCGCAAAAAATCCGCACTAGACTATTGACGTGTCCGCAATCTGCGGATACTATGTCCTATGTCGGACGAACGCTCACCCCGAACCGAAGGAGACAGACATGGCGACCGCGACCGCGAGCAAGACGATCAAGGGCTTTCAGGTCACCTGCCCGTTCTGCAAGGACGAGGACGCGACGATCAGCCTCGACCTCAACGACCTGTCCTCGTGCCAGTGCTCGTCGTGCGACGAGACCTTCAGCCCGGCCCGGGCCCGCGACCTGGTCGCCGCCGAGCTGGCCCGGTGGGAGCGGGTGGTGCGGTGGGTCGACTCGGCAGCGGCGATCCTGGCCGAGGGGGAGTGAGTGAGCGGGCGAGGGAAATGGTCGGGGCCGCCCGGTCTGGTCACCGGGCGGCCCCTGGGTTGGACGTCAATCGAAGCGAGGGTTATCCGATGACTATCCTTTTCGATTTCACACGAATCGTCAAGACCCCGGCGTTCGGGCGAGGCATCCTGCCCTACGTCCCCGCGACCCGGGCCCCGTACACCGCCGCCGATTCCGACTGGGCGGCGTGGTTCTTCGCCGGCTGCTACGCCGACGAGTGCCCCGAGGTGCCCCCGTCGAGCGAGTTCGACGAGGACGAGGAATTCGACCGGATGGCCGACGAGGCGGCGTTCCTCGATCGGTACGTCAGAGGTCACGTGCTGTGAAACGGAGCGGCCCCGGGGGGCCTCTACCTCCCCCGGGGCCGCGAGTGGAACCCTTTCCCCTGCATAGAGAGGTGAGTCCGATGGAGAGTCTATCACCGAATCCCGACGCCACCAAGCCCCCGTGCTGCCCCGCCACCGAGCCCGAGCCCTGCAAGCTGTGCATCGGGGCGTCCGGCCCGGCCGACGCGCTGGACGGCCTCCTGGACGACGTCAACGCCGAGCTGCTCGCGGGCGTCCGCGAGGTCGAGGCGCACCGCGCCCCGACGCTCTCGCTGGCCGAGCTGGTCGACCGCCAGGCCGACGCGTTTCGCGCGTGGCCGATCGACGCGGGCCGGATGATCGCCGAGGCCCTCGACGAGCTGGCCATGAAGATCCGCATGACCGGGGCGACGACCCCGGCCGAGTTCGACGCGAGGGTCGAGGTCGTCAATCGCGACCTCCGGGAGACGTGGGAGGCGGTCGGATACGATCGGGCCATGTCGGATTCGGGCGAGGCCCCGGGCCCGGCGTTCGGGCACATGGCGTGATCGAGGACCAGGGGCACGGAGGCCCCGCAATCTGAGGAGAGAGACCGATGGCCATGAAGACCTATTGCGTGAACTTCAGCCGCACGATCGTGATCGAGGGGACGCTCCAGCTCGACGCCAGGAATGAGACCGATGCCCGGCTTAAGGCCAAGGAACTGGAGCGTGCCGGCGGTTTCGGCAGCTACCGGATCACCTCGGCGTCGCCCCGCGTCCGCGACGCCCAGATCGATAGCGAGACGGACACGGTCGAGATCGAGGACGCATTCTGCGAGGACGACTGACGCACCACCACCCCACACCCGCCCGGCCCCGCGGCCGGGCACGGAGGACTGAGACGACATGCTGCACACGACATTCCGCCTCGCGAAGGCCGCCGGGGCCTGCGTCGAGGAATATGCGAAGGTCGAGCGGGCGCTCGGGGGCGCGAAGCACTACGGCTACGATAACCCGATCCCCCTGACCGTGGTCCTGGAGCACACCTCGATCGAGTCGGCGATCTGGGCCCTACGCTGCGTGCTCCCCGGGGAGGAGGCCGAGCGGGATCGGATCGCGCGGCTCTTCGCCTGCTCGTGCGCCGAGGGGGTACTCCACCTCTTCGAGCGGGGACACCCCAACGACCCTCGGCCCGGAAAGGCGATCGGGGTCTCCCGCCGATTCGCCGCGGGGGAGGCCACGAAGGAGGAGTTAGTTGCGGCCAGGGCTGCGGCCTGGGATGCGGCCTGGGATGCGGCCGGTGCTGCGGCCAGGGCTGCGGCCAGGGCTGCGGCCTGGGATGCGGCCAGGGATGCGGCCAATGCTGCGGCCTGGGATGCGGCCAGGGATGCGGCCAATGCTGCGGCCTGGGATGCGGCCTGGGCTGCGGCCAATGCTGCGCAGATTGACATATTCCTGCGCCTCCTGTCCGGCAAGGCCGCGAGCGAGCCCCCGGCGTTCCCGCCGGCTGACCTCCCGACCCGGGAGGGTTGACCGGCTTTCACTCAGAGTTCACAGTCGCTATCCTGGTGCGGTTCGATTCGACTGATCGATAGGACACCGACCGAGGCAGGGATCATCGGCCAAATGACCCCCCGCCGAGGAAGGCCAACGGAGGTACAGATCGATGTCCACGACCCACGTCCACGGGGGCACCACGCCCCGCGTGCGCCGCAAGAACCGGCGCGCCCAATTCGCCGACCCCTCCCCCCTGGCGCAGCAGCTCTCCCGCACGAAGGCGCCCACGGTGGCGGGCGACCTCGACCTCTGGCCCGCATGGACGCACATCCCGATCGAGGGCCTCGGCCTCCACCTGGTCGACGACGCCGGGCACATGATCCGCCAGACACAAGGAAGGGGGGAGTAGGATGAGCGACCCCGTCACCGCGGCCTCGTTGTACTCCCATCTCGAGATGCCCGGGGAACTCCCCCCGGGCATCTCCCGCGAGGAGGTCGAGGAGCTGCTCGCGACGCTCCGCGAATCGGAGAACGTGATCCAGCGGAATGCGGCCAAGCTCGCCCTGGTCGACCGGGGCGTGTTCCCCGAGTCGGCCATCTTCCCGCCGGACCCCCCCAGGAAGCCGGCCGCGACCGTGCCCGCGATCTCCCAGGGGAACCCGCGCGAGACGTTCCGCGTCTCCACCGCCGTCGGGCCCAAGCCGCTCCCCCGGAACCTCGAGGCCGAGACCGGCGTCCTGGCCGGCATGATGGCCCACCCCCAATCGATCCCCGACGTGCTCGAGCGGACGACGCCCGAGGAGTTCGACGGCGAGGGGCAGCGGCCGATCGCGAAGGCGATCGTCGGGGCCTTCGAGGCCGGGGAGCCGGTCC